AATTGGGTGTCATAGGATCATCGAGTTCTAAGAAAACCAAACGTAAGCGTAACTCACGTGCAGCACGTGCAGGGGCGAAGAAGATGTCTAAGGCACTCAAGGCAGCCAATGCGAAGTATCGCAAGAAGAATGGCGACCTTAGAGCAGGTAGAACACAGGCTGACATTATGCGATATGCCCATAAATTGCGGAGGAAGATGTAATGCGACTCACTGGTAAGATCAGAACTCTAAGAGGAACTGTTACGTTTCCTACACGTGGAGGCGGAGATCCAATCAATGCTGCTAAACGTATGTTGGTATTAGATGACGGACGGATTAACGTTGGTTACAAAATAGTCGAGTTTCAGATATTCAACTCCTCTATGACGGGTGCTTCACAGGCTTTCGCATCTCAAGCACATCTGGCATTGAGTCTTGAACCACAGGCTGACGCACTACCTGCTGCCGAAGATAACCGTGAAATCGCTTGGGCATCATACAATACAGGAACTGGATTCACGTTAGGACAATTTAGTTTGGTTGATCCCGATCACATAGTTGTCAGAGATCTACAAATTGTATTCCCTGCGGTTGATAATCTGGCCGAAGCGACGGTAAATTACTACATCCAGATGGAGGAGTATGACATCTCTGACACTGAGGCGATCATTTCAATCATTAAAGAAGAATCTCAAGACGTTTTCAACTGATGTTGGAGCTCCAAGAGCGATGATGATCAGTCTACTCTTTGATCATGACAAAATGTCACTTTTGTGTCGCTAATCTGTGGTAAATTCTTTCAAGGACTGCACGTTCTTCAAAACTCATCGTTGATCGATGCTTAATCGCAAGACTGAGGTTCAACAGTTCCTTCAGAGAAAGACTTTCGACAGCACTCATTTCATTTATTTTCAATTGAATTGCGTCATCTATCCACGCTGATCGTCGAGAAGTCCACGTATCGATCGCTTCAACGTCGGATTGTTTCAAGGAAAGTGAAACTTGAACCTTTTTCTGACTCGTTGGCACTCTCTTTCGACCCATTTAGACACCTCCACGTCGTTCGGTCGGGCAAGGAATTTTGATCGGAGTAGAAGTCCACCCACACTTGGGGCAAACTGACTGTACATATCGACAGTTTGTTCGGGTTGGATATTGGGTTCGGCATTGAGATGAGCATTTGAAACACTTCATATTTGACCCTAAACGGCTTGAACATATAATTGTTTGACAAACAAACCTATGTTTTCGATGATTTGGGCCATAGGTGGGGTACTCCGTACCCATAACCACCTACAACCGTCATAGGTCAAGTATTGCAGTATCCACATTACTCTTATACACCTCTTACTATCATGATAGGGATATGGCAAGAACTGATTCTTTCTTCATCCGAGCAAGCGTATTGACTGACAGCACCAACTACAACCAAAGCGCGATCGACCTTGGAGCATACGTCGATGCTCTGGGCAAATCTGTTCTACGTATTCACAACATCTCCGTTCAATATGGCACTCCTATGGAGGTTATCGGCACACCTGCTGCGGGTAATACATCGTCCGTTGCGTTTCAACTAACTACACAATCACAGGCTGCAATGGTAGACCTAACAAACCGATCAGTTGTCTCAAGTGGCAAATTGATTCTTGCAGCATCTCAAGACAATGAGTTGATTCTTATCAACGATCAACTCGACGTTGGCCCACAGGACTTTACTGATGGCTACCTCATCGCCGTTGAACAAATGTATCTGGGCGTAGACCAACGAAGCACCGTTACTGCGCAAGTTTCCGTTGTTCTTGAATGCACAGTTGAAACCATGACACAAGCAGCAGCAATGGCACTGGCTCTATCTCAACAGTGAGGTTGATTCTACGTGGCTACAAGAGAGGAACAACTTGCTCAAGCGGAGTTGCTGCGCATCATTGCCGATCAGTTAGTGAGAAGCGCAGCCTTACGTGCTGGGCTACCCGCTGCTGGCGTGGCTGCTGCTCCTTTTGTCGTTAGGGAAACCTCTGAGTTCATTGGTGAACAATTGGGTGTCATAGGATCATCGAGTTCTAAGAAAACCAAACGTAAGCGTAACTCACGTGCAGCACGTGCAGGGGCGAAGAAGATGTCTAAGGCACTCAAGGCAGCCAATGCGAAGTATCG